CCCCTTCGATTTCCAGACCGAGTGGAACGAGATCGCCAAGCCTGCCGGTTTGGACCTCTGCCAAGCCATGAACAAGGATCGGAAGGGCAAGCTGCGCCAGCGGTTAGCCGAGCATGGCGTTGACGGTTTGCGAAAAGCGATGAGAGCCGCCGCCGCCTCGCCGTTCTGTCGCGGCGTGAATGACCGAAACTGGACCGCTGGCCCTGATTTCGTGCTGCAAGCATCGTCCTGCCTCAAGCTGATCGAGGGCGCATACGCCGCGAAACAGAAACCTGCGAATGACGCTGGGGGCAGTTTCCTAGCCCACCTGACGGGTCACGGCCCATGACCTGGACCCCCACCAAATGGCGCCCACCCCGCACAGGAGAGGCACCGCTAAGGGTGAAGTTCCGGGACGGCACGACGAGCAAATGGACCTACACCGCGAAGCAACTGAACTGGTCGGACCACGGCGACCCCTTGGACGTAACACACTGGAAGATTGAGAAGGAGAATTGAGATGAGTGAAGCAATACACCCCGCGCCGGTTGAGTTTACCGCCGAGCAGATCGAGGCCGACCCGATCCTGCGCTATTTCCACTACAGTCACCTCCCGCCCGCATTGCAGTCGATGTCGGTGAACTTCTGCAACATGGCGCGCATCGTCGTGTCGAACCTGCATCGTAATGCAGAGCGCTCGGTTGCCCTTCGCAAGCTGCTGGAAGCCAAAGATGCCGCTGTCCGCGCGAACGTGGCCTGACCACCCCCAACAGGAGAATTGAGATGAACGAGGAACATAACGACGGCAATTTCGCACGGATGAAGGCGGAAGCTGCGCGCCAACGGGGTTATGCCGGGAATGAGGCGTATTTGGGCGTTGCCTCGGCTTTGAACGCTTACGCCGGTCAAGCGATGCAAAAGAATCCGGGACTGCAAGGAGACTCCCAGCGTGACTTGGGCGACATTTTCGACAGGATTTGCGAAGCGACAGCCATCGCGAAGTCAAACAGCGAACGCATCTCGCTTATCGCTGATCGCGTGAAAGGTGCCTATCCTGCGCCTTGCGAAAAAACTGGGGCTTGTGCTGAACGCATCGGAAGCATCGGTCGCATTAACGACATCCTCGATCAGCTTATGAGCGATTTGTCGCGCCAATCTGATGAAATCCGCCGCATCGAAAACCTCTAATTTCGGCAGTTAGACGGGAGAAAGAGGGATGAGCGAGATAAGGATCGAGTGGAGATTTGACGAAAGCGACTGCGAGACTTGCGGAATGTCATGGTCAGACGGGGCGGATGTTTACATAGATGGGGAGTTGGCATTTCAGAAAGCTCCAATCGCTCATTGCTATGCTGGCGAGAGTTTCTCCCCTGAAGACATTTTGCGGGCCATAATTTTCCACCTCGGACACACCGTTGTGGAGAAAAACGCATGAATACCGCGCCATGATCCAAGCAGGAAAGGTTACGGCATAATGGCAAAACGGGGGGCGCGTAAGCCTAAGGTCAAGCCGCTTGACGAGCGCCGGGACGCTGGCACAGATGCAGCACAGCGCAAGCGCGAGCTATACGGGACGGACGGCTGCGATAGCATTGGCAGGGCCTACAGGGCTGGCCTGCTTGGCGAGGACGGGCAGAAGTTCTTGCAGACTGGCCGGTCCATCAACCGTGCCTATTGGGCAGCCTATGGGCAATACAGCTTCACATGCGCCCTTGGCAACCGCACGGGGGCAGCGAATGACGACGACAACAGCCTGGAGCGCGAACGCTGGCTGAACCACACGCTGCGCGAGATCGACAGCATGGGGCGCGAGTATCGCAAGGCGTTCGATGAGCTGTGCATCGACTTCCATCCTGACTACGGGCCGCTCTGGCTGGACAAGCTGATAGCGAAGGATGGCGCTGCATCGGACTGGTCGAAGCTGGCAAAGGCTCTGGAGGTTTTGGACGAATTAAGCGATTGACTTCCTCGCTCATTCTGCTAAGGCGGAAATGCATCAACGTGGATCATAGCGTCTGCGTTTCTGACCAAGGATTTCACGGGTCGCCAGCTTAACCGCTCGGCGGCCCTTTCTTTTCCAGCGCGTTTTCTCCTTTCCGCGCTGGTTCCCCACCGCAGTTACACCGACGCACCCTAACAGGGCATGATGACGCTCGCGGTCGGCACTGACTAGCGGTGGGGTTATATTCATGGAGGCAGGCAAATGACGGCAGGCCGCCCGACAGATTACGATCCGTCCTATTGCGATGAAGCAATCTCGTTTCTGGCTGACGGCTATTCTCTCGCTGCGTTCGCTGGTCATATCGGCGTAACTCGCCAAACGGTCTATAATTGGACCGAGCAGCATCCTGAATTTTTTGACGCCGTAAAAACCGGACAGGCTTCCGCTGTGCTTTGGTGGGAGAAGGCAAACCGCAATCTCGCGCTTACTGGCGAGGGCAATGCAACCGCAATCGTGTTCGGACTCAAGAACCGCGCATCGGATGAATGGCGCGATGTGAAAGCGACCGAGATCAGCGGACCGAATGGCGGCCCTGTCGCGGTTGCTGCACAAAAAGCAGAGTGGACAGTCGTTGACACTGAAACTGAGGGTCGGACGTAAGTTCGCACCGCTGCTATCGCCAGCCCGCTATAAAGGCGCGCATGGTGGCCGCGGCTCCGGCAAGTCTCACTTCTTCGCGGAGATGCTGGTAGCGCGGGCTAATTCGCAATTGGGGTTTCGCGGCGCCTGTCTGCGTGAGGTTCAGAAGTCGCTCAAGAACAGCGTCAAGTTGCTGGTCGAGGACAAGATACGCAGCCACGGGCTGACCGATCGCTTCGAGATATTGGAAAGCGAGATACGGACGCCTGGTGACGGCGTCATCATCTTTCNNAGGATGCAGAACCACACGGCTGACAGCGTGAAGTCGCTTGAGGGCTTCGATGTGGCGTGGGTCGAGGAGGCGCAGTCTCTAAGTCAGCGGTCGCTTGACTTCCTTCGCCCGACAATCCGCAAGCCCGGAAGTGAATTGTGGTTCGGTTGGAACCCGAACAAGCCGACCGATCCGGTTGACGTATTGCTGAGAGGCGACACGCCTCCGACAGATTCGGTTGTCGTTGAAGTGAATTGGGATGCTAACCCGTGGCTTCCCGATGAATTGAAAGCGGACCTTGAGGACGACAGGCGCCGCGATCCAGACAAGTTCCTGCACGTCTGGCAGGGGCATTACAGTCTGAACAGCGAGGCGCGGGTCTTTCGCAATTGGAAGGTGGAAGAGTTCGAGACGCCGAAAGATGCGATCCATCGCTTCGGCGCGGATTGGGGCTTTGCTGTTGATCCAACGGTGCTTGTTCGCTGTCACGTTCAGGGCCGCACGTTGTTTGTGGATCAGGAGGCATGGGAAGTCGGTTGCGAGATCGACCGCACTCCGGCGCTATTCGACAAGATCGAGGGGAGCCGCAAGTTCCTGATCCGGGCCGACAGCGCGCGGCCTGAGACGGTTAGTTACATGCGGCGCCAAGGCTTCCCGATTCAGGAGGCTATCAAGGGTCCGGGGTCGCTTGAGGATGGCGTCGAGTTCCTGCGTTCGTTCGATATTGTTGTGCATC